CTTTCATAATCTTCATAGTATTTTACTAAATCTAAAAACTTTTTATATGCAGTAGGTTCTCCACCACTAAAACTAAAATGAAACTTGTCGAATCCGTTGGCCCTTGCTTGAGATTTGATTGTATCTATTGCGTTAGTATAAGTATCAAACTCTAGATAGTCGGGTTTATCTGTATTAGCATAGGGCCAACAATAGGAACATTTATAATTACAAAAACGTCCTATGATCCAACTGACAGAAAATAGGTTAGACTCAAGCATTGTTTTTTGCCCAAGTTTAACTATTCTATCAAATGGAATTTTTTGAAAATCGTTCATTCAGCCAATTCCAATCATTTATTAGTGCTAAAGTGCTAGGCTCATTACTATGAGTATTCCCAAAGTTACGGCCATCCCTAGCACCAGCGATACAATAGTCTCCGAATGGTTTATCCATACCTGCTTCGCACCATGTATCAAGTCTTTTAATTGTTTCATCATCTTCTTGCCTATCAATGACTTTACTAGCAAGTTTTACACATTCTCTAAATCCACTTTTCCAACTGTTAAAAGGATCTGTATTGAATGCTGTGATATTACTAACTTGTTCCATAGGTTTAAATTTATCACTTATGCTTGTAGTCATATCAACTGTACCAGTATTCATTTTTAGTGTTAATGATCGAGGTAATAGTTTTACCCCACCATACCCATAAACTAAACCGTTTATAGGATTTTCGCAACGCCATACATGAACACAATCTAAATCATATTCACTTACTTCGTAATCAAACTTAAAGTCGTCTTTAATTACTGCATCACCGTCAACTACCCAAAACATTTTTGTAAAACATTTTTTAGCCGCGGCAACATGAGCATTGTGAATTCCGTCTACCCCATGTACTCTTTTTGCCATAGGATAAGTTTCTTTTAACTTTGCATATACTTCATCTGCATTAGGTTCTTTGTAACTTATAAAAACAATATCATACATAGATTTCTAATTCTTCTGCTAATTCTTTTTGTATATGTCTATCTGCGTGACAGTTATCTGGAAACTTTTCGCTCTTATTCATAATGTCAATAACAGCCTCGTAATCTTCTACAATTTTTTTGAATTCAGAATCAGGTCCTTCTGGAATATCAGGTATATCTAAATCAGGACGTTGTCTTTTAAACATACGCAAACTGTCTGCGGCACTTTCTGTTAGATCTGGTCTACGTCTACGCACATTTTCTGCGGTACCCCAAGAACTTATTAAAGGAACTGGTCTTCCTATTATTTTATCCATCCAATTACGATGAGCATATTTTATAAAACTATACTGTGAAATATCTTCAGGCAGTTTACCCCAACCTTCAATGACTAGCCAAGGTATATGCGTTTCTTCATAAATTTTTTGTGCACCATCTAATGCAACTTTAAGTAAACTGTCATTAATTTCTTTTATAGTTTTAGCACCAGCAACAAAAGGTTCGCTTTGTTTATAATATTTTTCTAAATCAAAAAGTCCTGCTTCGTCTGGCCATAAACTTCTTTTTAAATCTCTACAAGGTTCTGTAAGCATCCAAATAATTAAATCAGGATTATAAAATACAGGACTAGTAAAACAAGGTGCTAACCCTAGTGCTTCTTCTACTTTAAATATTGCTTCAAAATTACCTGCACCACCAAATGCATAATTTACTGTGCAGTGACCTGCTTTATCTAAATGATATCCAAAGCCTGGCCATACAACTTGAAAGGGTTTAGGAAAATCGCCTTCTAAGTATTTTTCTTTATTCCATGGACGGAATACTTCTGGGTCATTATTGTTAGCAACTCCAGGTCCTGGAATAATTGTACCCCACTCTCCTAATGCGTTACTATCGCCAACTATTAATACTTTACTCATCTTGTGTTACCGTAATGTTTTACCTCTACATCTTTTGATTTAAATTTTCTCCACGGATCAACAACAACACTATCGCTGTTTAATTTACAATACAGTTTCTCATGTGCAAGTAAAACTACTGCACTATAAGG